AGCCAGAGGTGGTAGAGGCAGAGCATCCCCCAAGTGGTTGGAAGGCCCATCAGGATCCCACGAGACGATACCGCCTCGAGGGAGAGAGATGGCCAGCTAACCAATTGGGGGCCCGTGCAAGCCCGAAGACCGAGTACCTCCGCCTCCCGGAGTCGACCGGAGTCAACTAGTCCTTCGACTAGTGACCCGATCAAATCCAGGGGGAGGAGGTCCGAGGCGCGAGACAGGTCCGAAGACAGGACCTCACCGGTCAGAGGAAGCAAGCGGCGTATAGCCGCGTCGGTGTTCCCGGCCAGCACGGACGCGAGAGCCTCTTCTCGGCGAAAGCCGATGAAGAGTCGCTCACGTGCCATGTGGCCGAGGACCACCGCAGCCGCCTCCGACTTGGTGACGATCCTGGCTTTCAAACCAGGCTCGCTAACCACGGATACCGAAGCGCGAGGAACTCTCGAAAGGGAGGCCCTCGCGCTTTGGTAGATTCGGTCTTCGGCGCCGATGTCTTCCCATTCCTGGGGTAATACCCCAGGAGGGCGGACACCGGCGACCGGCGGAGCCGCGTTGAGAAGATTCCTGACTGCCTCGGCTAGACCCCCCTCACGGCGGGTCTTCTCGAGGCACGCACTGGCCGATGCTGTTTTCACAGACACCGGACCAGGGCGCTCAGGAAGATGCGACAGGGCCCACTGCCTAGCGAAAGCTTTCGCTGACGTTAGGTAGCGGGGATCTGTCGTGAACTCCGAGGTCAGATCCTCGTGGTGTTGACGGACAGCCTCCCTAACCACCCTTTCGGGGGGTTTGGGAAGCGCCCGCTTCACCATCGAGAATTGGGCGGCAAACTGAACGGATGCCAATCCGCAGTTTGACGCCCAGGATCTTCTCAACTGGCCTCCCAGACAACCAAAGCGCTCGGCAACGGGACGACTCTTCGGCGATCAACCGAAGAGCGCGTTCCACGCCTTGCGTTTTGGCGACCTTCCTGAGCTTTTGCTCAAGAAGGCCGAGCTGGGAGGCCGCAGAGCCGGGCGGAAGGCCTCGGCGGCGCCCCTTCTGGACCATTGGCTTCATGCTGCCGGCTGCAAAAGCAGCCCGCACAGCACGAAGACCAGCGGCCAGTCGGGAAACCGCCGGGGCCTCCGAAGGACGCCGTGCTTTCGCACGGCGTCGACCACCACCAGGACCACCCTCCCTCACAGGAGAGTGGCCGCCCTCAGTAGGGGGCCCCGCCTTTCGGCTGGGTCCCCCAACAGGGGGGTCACTCGCGTGACCAGGGCTGCCCTCGGGCAACCCCGCTATGTCCTTGTC